CATTTTACCCGGAGGTGCTTTTGGGCAATATGAACCGGGGTTTCGGATAAGACAGGATGACCTGTGTCGTTGGGGTCTTCTTGCGTTCGTTCCTTTCTACCCAACGAGGGGTACGCAAGTCGTCCTGTCCTACCTGAAACCCCGGTTCATATCCAGTAAAGGAACCCGGAACAGGAGAGAACTCCGTGGCAAGGGCCAAGAAGTCACCCAGAGGACGGGCCGCCACTCCGGAGCAGCAGGAGAATCGACTCATGTCGCTCGCAGTCCAGCGAGCCGAGGAGATGCTACTGGACGGAACGGCCCCTCCTTCCATCATCACGCACTACCTCAAGCTCGCCACGAGCCGTGAGCGGCTGGAGCAGGAGCGGATCAGGGCCGAGAACGACATGCTCAAGGCCAAAGCCGATGCTCTGGCTGCCTCAGCTCGAGGTGAGGAGGCCTACAAGGAGGTTCTCGAGGCGTTCAAGTCCTACGCCGGGGGAGGTGTGGGCCTTGAGCAGGATTCGGACCTATAGCGAACTCTCTCGCATCGAATCCTTCGAGGATCGGTACGAATACCTACGTCTCAATCAGGATCCCGGTGATCAGACCTTCGGTTTCGAACGGTATCTGAACCAGACCTTCTACCACTCAACCGAGTGGCACCAGGCAAGGCAGAAGGTCATCCTGCGAGACGACGCATGCGACCTCGGGGTCCCAGGTCACGACATCTACGACAAGATTCTCGTTCATCACATGAACCCGATTCGGCCTGAGGACCTCGAGGGAGAGTTCAATCCCGACATCCTCGACCCCGAGTACCTGATCTGCGTACGACACGACACACACAACGCGATTCACTTCGGCGATGCGAGCCTGTTACCCAAGCCTCCTGTCGAGAGAACGCCGAATGACACGATACCCTGGAGGTGACCGTGGCTGACTCGATACTCAACGACATCAAGAAGGCCCTCGGCATCACTGAGGACTACACGGCCTTCGATCAGGAGATTATCCTCCACACCAACACGGCGATTGTGTTCGCGGAGCAGCTAGGTCTGCCATCGTTCAAGATCACCGGTAAGACGGAGACCTGGGATCAGTACCTGGCGGGCGTCACGAAGAATCTCGAGGCCGTCAAGACGTATCTGTACCTGCAAGTCAGGCTAGTCTTCGACCCTCCTGCCAACTCGTTCGTCGTAACGGCGATCGAGAAGCAGCTTCAGGAGTACGCGTGGCGCATCAACATCCAGAAGGAGACCCCATGAGCGACCGACTCATGCACTATGGGGTCAAGGGAATGCGCAGAGGCACTCGGAAGAGCCGTGAGGAGCGGAATGCCGAGCGTCGCGCCAAGTATGAGGCCAAGCTCAAGGCGAAGTACGGCGACCATGATATCGCCAAGATCGAGAACTACCTCAAGAAACGCAAAGAGCACGCGGAGAAGGTAAAGAACTGGCGCCTCGCCAACCAGCGCAACCGACAGTTGACCGCCACAGAGCGTCGTGAGAAGTACTACGGTGAACTGGATCGCGGGAAGCTGGGAAAGACGTACTCCACGGACGCCACGCTCGCCGAGGCCGCTCGTAAGTTCTACAAGAAGGGGAACAACAAGCGAATGGGTCACTCAGAGCTTATGCACTTCGGTGTTAAAGGCATGAAGTGGGGCGTCCGCAAGTCCCGAATCAAGAAGGCCAAGCGCTGGACTTCTAAGAAGCAGGCCAAAATAGACGGCATGTCCGATGACCAGCTTAGGCGCATCAATAATCGCATCCGGTTGGAGAAGGAGTACCGTCAACTCACGCAGACTCGGATGGAGCGCTACCGCAACAAGGCCGGGAAGGCCGCCGAGGAAGCCACCTTCAACACCTTGCAGAACGTTCTCCAGAAAGGGATCAAGAAAGCCGCCTCCGCGGGGGGATCGGCCGCAATCAAGGGCGCCAAGCGATTCAAGCACTCGGAGACAAGAATGTCTGATAACATCTTCTTCATTGATGAGGACGAGGTCCTCGCACATCACGGCGTGAAAGGTATGCGATGGGGAGTCCGCAAGCAGCGGCCCTCCGGAGGCGCCGGTCCGTCTAAGAAGCGCAAGGGACTCTCTCGCAAGCAAAAGGCTGCCATTGCTGGTGTTCTTGGTACCGCAGCCGCAGCGGGCGCGGGCTACTACCTGCATAAGTCCGGCAACGGAAAGAAGCTCGCTGGACTGGCTAAGAAGCAGGGAGCTGCCGCAAAGAAATTCGCTCAAGGCAAGGGACGCAATCTCGGAGCACAGGCCCGAGTGAAGAAAGCCCAGTCCAAACGCTTTGCCAAGGCACAGTCGGCGAACCTTAAGGGTGCTGCTGAGAAGCTGAAGACCACAAAGGCCGGTAAGTACGCCGAGGCCACCCGTCTCGGAGCGAATGCCGCCAAGTTCAAGGCGGGGGCTGCTGCTCGTAGCGCGGGTTACAAGGCCAAGAACCAGGCCTGGAAGGCTGGCAACACCGCACGCAAGGCCACCAAGGGCGGAGTCGGTGGTGTGAAGTCCGCGGCCGGATCCGCGGCACGTGCAGCGAAGTCCAAGTTCGGCAAGAAGGCCCCGAGCAAGGCTCTTTCCACCGCGGTTCGCTCGGGAGGAGCCGGTCGGCGTAAGCTCGCTGTTTCCGGAACCAAGGTCGTTGGGCGCGGAGACAAGACTCTCGCCAAGAACCTTGCGAAGATCGGCGCGGTCGGGGTAGGGGCTCATGCCACTGGGGTTGTCGCGGGCCGCGCGGCGGCTAAGGCCGCAGGAAAGAAGCTCGAGTCTACCGGTAAGCGCAGGCGGGCTCAGAAGCGCCGCTGACCATGCTGTCGAATACCGCTACCCCGCGATATTACGCAGAGTTCCGAGACGATGTCCTTGCCGGTCGAATTCCGATCTGCAAGGAGATCGAGATGGAGATGAACAGGATCGATGATCGGATTCGCAATCCCGGTTTTTATTACGATAGCGACGCTGTGGAGGGATTCATCCGCTTCGCGGAAGCGGAGATGACTCTCACCGACGGATCCGATCTTCGATTGCTTCCCAGCTTCAAACTCTGGGCTGAAGAGATCTTCGGCTGGTGGTTCTTCACCGAGCGATCGGTCTACGTCCCCAACAAGACTACAGCCGGCGGCCGTTTCGAGAAGCGCCGGGTGAAGCAACGCCTCATCAACAAGCAGTACATCATCGTCGCCCGAGGCGGGGCGAAGTCTCTGTACGAGACACTTCTGCAAGCCTATTTCCTGACGATCGACACGTCGACCACTCACCAGGTGACGACCGCGCCGACCATGAAGCAGGCCGAGGAGGTCATGCAGCCCTTCCGCACCGCCATCACCAGAGCCAAGGGCCCCCTGTTCGATTTCATGACGCAGGGGTCTCTTCAGAACACTACCGGTAATCGAGCACTTCGTCAGAAGCTAGTCCCCACCAAGAAGGGGATCGAGAACTTCATGACGAACAGTCTGCTCGAGGTTCGCCCCATGTCCATCGACAAGCTTCAGGGTCTCAGGACCAAGATGAACACTGTGGATGAGTGGTTGTCCGGCGATATTCGAGAGGACGTCGTCGGCGCCATCGAGCAGGGTGCGTCCAAGGTCGACGACTGGCTCATCCTGGCCGTGTCCTCAGAAGGCACAGTCAGGAACTCAGCGGGCGACAACATGAAGATGGAGCTCCTCAACATTCTTCGAGGAGAATATTCAGATCCCCACACTTCCATCTTCTACTACAGGCTTGACGACCTCAAGGAGGTCGGGGATCCGTCGACGTGGTTGAAGGCCCAGCCAAACCTAGGGGCCACCGTCTCCTACGAGACATATCAGCGAGACGTCGAACGGGCAGAGCATGTGCCTGCGGCTAGGAACGATATTCTGGCCAAGAGGTTCGGCATCCCCATGGAGGGGTACACGTACTTCTTCACCTACGAGGAGACCCTGCCACACAATCGTCAGGACTTCTGGGGCATGCCGTGCTCCATCGGCGTCGACCTCTCGCAGGGCGACGACTTCACCGCGTTCACATTCTTGTTCCCCCTCAGCCGGGGCAGGTTCGGAGTCAAGACGCGCTGCTACATATCCGAGCGCACCATGCTGCGCCTTCCTGGAGCCACTCGCCAGAAGTACGAGGAGTTCCTCCAGGAGGGCTCGCTCATGGTGCTCGAGGGTACGGTTCTTGACATGATGAACGTCTATGAGGACCTCGAGGTGTTCGTCGCCTCCTGCGAGTACGATGTGCGCTGTCTCGGCTTCGACCCGTACAACGCCAAAGAGTTCGTTACTCGCTGGGAGAACGAGAACGGCCCGTTCGGGATCGAGAAGGTGATTCAGGGATCCCGAACGGAGTCCGTTCCTCTAGGCGAAATCAAGGACATGGCGGAGGATCGCAAGCTCCTGTTCGACCAGTCCATGATGACCTTCACCATGGGGAACGCCATCACCCTGGAGGACACCAACGGGAACCGCAAGCTCCTGAAGGCCCGACGGGAGAACAAGATCGACTCGGTCGCCGCTCTGATGGACGCCTGGGTCGCATACAAACTCAACAAGGACATGTTCGACTAGGAGGTGGAGGTCATAGGACTGAGAGACAGACTACAGCACGCCTACAACGCCTTCACTGGCAAGGACGTCAGTCGGTCGACCCTCGGCCCTTCCTACACGGTACGGGCCGACAGGCTCGCGCTCGGTTGGACGGCCGACAAGTCGATCATCTCGTCCCTGTTCAACATGATCGCCATCGACGTGTCCGCCACGCCGATCCGACATGTCGACACGGCTCAAAATGGAACCTTCATCGGGATTCGGCGCTCAGCCCTGAACGACTGCCTGATGCTCGAGCCGAACATCGACCAGAACGGACGTGCCTTCATCCAGGACGCCGTGCTGTCGCTGTTCGACGAAGGGGTCATCGCCATCGTCCCGGTCGAGTCCGATCTGGATCCGAGGACGAACAACAGCTTTGACATCAAGCAGTTGCGTGTCGGGCGGATCACTCAGTGGTTCCCCGAGAACGTCGAGGTGGAGGTCTACAATCAAGCCACCTCGAACAAGGAGCGAGTGATCCTGCCGAAGCGCACGGTGGCCATCATCGAGAATCCTCTGTATGAGGTGATGAACAAGCCCAACTCGACCCTCAAGCGACTGAGCCGCAAGCTCTCCATGCTGGACCTGGCCGACGAGAAGACATACACCGGCAAGCTGGACATCATCATTCAGCTCCCCTATGTCGTCAAGACCGAGGCCATGCGCCAGCGGGCGGAGAACCGCATCCAGTCCATCGAGGACCAGCTCGGCAAGGGCGGACACGGGATCGCCTACACCGACGGTTCCGAGAAGATCACGCAGTTGAACCGGCCGGCGGAGAACAATCTGCTCGATCAGATCAAGTTCCTCACCGCCGAGCTCATGAGTCGACTGGGGATCTCGGAGGACGTCTTCAAGGGTACTGCCACGGAGATCGTCTGGACGCACTACTGGAACAGGGCCGTGGAGCCCGTACTGTCAGCTCTGGCCGACGGGATGAGCAAGGCCTTCCTGACGAAGACTGCTCGTACCCAGGGTCAGGCTGTCCAGTACATCCGTGATCCGTTCAAGAACGTTCCTCCGAGCCAGATCGTCACGTCCCTGGACACCATGCTCAGGGACCAGGTCATCACGCCGAACGAGGCACGAACAAGGATCGGACTTCCGCCGTCTCCGAATGAGCAGGCGGATCAGCTCCAGAACCCGAACATCAATCCGCAGATGGGCGACACCTCCCTGGACGGCGAGGGGGCTGCCGAGGACTCCGGTCCTGATGTACAGTCGGTGCTCAGCACGCCGATGAGTCAACTCAAAGGAGAAGGATGAAGTTCGACTTCAGTGGTTGGGCCACTAAGAACGACCTGACCTGCTCCGACGGACGCACCATCAAGCATAATGCGTTCAAGGAGAATGACGGCCAGCGCGTGCCGCTCGTGTGGCAGCATGGGCACCAGACCGTCGACAACGTTCTCGGGCACGCACTGCTCGAGAACAGGGACGAGGGCGTCTACGCATATTGTGCTCTGAACGACACTCCGGCGGCGGACAACGCCAAGGAGCTCGTCAAGCACGGCGACGTCAAGGCGCTGTCTATCTACGCCAACCGCCTCGACCAGCGAGGGGCTGACGTTATTCACGGCAACATCGTCGAGGTCTCCATGGTCCTGTCCGGGGCCAATCCTGGGGCTCTCATCGACAACGTTGCTCTGGAGCACTCGGATGGTTCATGGACCGAGTCCGAGGATGAGGCCATCATCTATTCGGGCCTTACGCTCTCGCACGATTCCGGAGACATCACGGAGGATACAGAATCCATGGACGATGACGAGGTCTACGATGAGGACGAGGGCATGACTGTTGCCGACGTTCTCGAGACCCTCGACGACGATCAGAGGTTGGCCGTCGCGGCCCTCATCGAGGAGATCAGCGGAGACGTTGATGAGGAGGATGAGGACTACGATGACGACGAGTACGACGTTGACGAAGACGATGACTACGAGGAGGACGCCGAGCACGGCGACTCTGGGGGTGATACTCTGATGCATTCCAACATCTTCGAGGGCGACGCTCTGCGCAACGTCGGTCCTCGGCTCTCTCACGCGGAGGAGGAGCAGATCTTCGCCGAGGCTCGTATGCCCGGCATGACTCTCCGCACCGCCGTTCTTGCCCACGCCGCGGACTACGGTATCAAGAACCCCGAGCTGCTGTTCCCGGACGCCACCAACCTGGACCCGGAGCCGCAGCGCGTCATGCGCGAGAACTCCTGGGTCGCTAAGGTTCTCCAGGGCTCCAAGCACACTCCCTTCTCCCGCGTCAAGACCCAGTGGTCCAACCTGACCGCTGACGAGCTGCGGGCAAAAGGCTACGTCAAGGCTTCCCGCAAGAAGGACGTCGTCTACGAGATCGCCAACCGGAAGACCGAGCCGACGACCGTCTACAACAAGACCAAGATCGACCGTGACGATGTCCTCGACATCACCACGTTCAACGTGGTTGCCTGGATGCAGCAGAACCTGCGCTACTCCCTCGAGGAGGAGCTTGCCCGTGCCGTCCTGATCGGTGACGGTCGTCAGGTGTCCGACGAGAACAAGATCAAGGAGGCCAACATCCGCCCCATCTGGACGGATGACGAGCTCTTCTCCCACAAGGTTCTCATCGACAAGGACGCCAAGACCGCCGATATCATCGACGCGGTCCGTCGGAGCCGGAAGTTCTACAAGGGCTCCGGTTCACCTGTCCTGTTTACCACGAACGCCTTCGTGTGCGACATGCTCGAGATCAAGGACCTCAACCAGCGCTACGTCTACGAGACCAAGCAGGCCGTTGCCAACGCCCTGAACGTCACAGACGTCATCGAGGTCGAGGTTATGGAGGGCGCCAAGCGCGAGGTCAGCGGCAAGACCCAGAACCTGCTCGGCATCATCGTCAACATGCAGGACTACACCATGGGCTCCGACAAGGGCGGCGAGACCTCGTTCTTCGAGCAGTTCGACATCGACTTCAACCAGCAGAAGTACCTGCTGGAGGCTCGTTGCTCGGGCGCGCTGACCAAGTACAAGTCCGCGATCGTCATCGAGAAGGCCACGGCCTGATTCGGTCAAAATGGCAAGATTCTTCGGAAGCATAGGCTACGGACACGCCGTCGAGACATCTCCCGGCGTGTTCGAGGACAAGATCACGGAGAGGGAGTACTACGGGGACGTCAACCGCTCCCAGAAGCAGTACGACGGGGAGGCGAAGGTCATCCAGAATCTTCGCCTCAACAACGAGATCTCCATCGTGGCCGACTCCTACGCCGAGGAGAACTTCTTCGCCATCAAGTACGTGAGGTGGATGGGGGCGCGCTGGGTCGTCACGAATGTGGAGGTCCGCCGCCCCCGCCTCATCCTCAACCTCGGAGAGGTGTACAATGGCCCAACGCCTTGAGTTCCACAACAAACTCATCTCGGCGCTGGGCTCGAGGAACGTCTACTTCCAGCCCCCGGAGTCCGTCCAGCTCACCTACCCGTGCATCGTGTACGAACGGAGTCGAGCCGACTCGAAGTTCGGCGACAACGCCAATTGGATGTACACACCGCGCTACTCGGTCACCCTCATCAGCAGGAATCCCGACGAGCCGGTGCTCGATGCCCTTGCGGCCATGCCGATGTCTACCTTCGAGAGGCACTTCGTGGCGCACAATCTTCATCACGACGTGTTCAACATCTACCAAGGAGTATAGATGGCTGTCCTGACCTGGGACGAGACGGGCAAGAAGTTCTATGAGACTGGTGTGGACCGCGGTGTCCTCTTCCCCGTCGACCTGACCACCGGTGCTTACGCCAAGGGCGTTGCCTGGTCCGGTCTCACCAACGTCACCGAGACTCCGAGCGGCGCGGAGCAGACCGACCTGTACGCCGACAACATCAAGTACCTCTCCCTGACCTCGGCCGAGACGTTCGAGGGCAAGATCGAGGCCTACACCTACCCGGACGAGTGGCTCCAGTGCGACGGTTCCGCCGTTGTCGACAAGGTCGTCATCGGCCAGCAGGACCGCTCGGCTTTCGGCCTGGCGTACCGCACCATCAAAGGTAATGACCAGAAGAAGAACAACTACGGCTACAAGCTTCACCTGCTCTACGGCCTGAACGCCTCTCCTTCTGAGCGCTCCTACGCTACGGTGAACGACTCCCCCGAGGCGATCACCTTCTCCTGGTCCTTCAAGGGCACCCCGGTCAACGTGACCGGCCACAAGCCCACCTGTGTCGTCACCCTCGACTCCACGGTCGTCGGCAACAAGGGCATGACCGCCATCGAGAAGCTGATCTGGGGCGACGGCGCTACTGAGTCCAAGCTCCCGACCCCGGATGAGGTCATCGCCGCTGTCAGGGCCGCGGTCTGATCGCTCCCACGGACCCCGTGATCCGCTCCGGGGTCCGTGGTGACTTCCAGGGAGGAACGAATGCTGACGATTCACGTCGTCGGGGATGAGCTCTACGACGAGGATCGTAACGAGTTCATCAACGGGTTCGAGGGAGACCTCGAACTGGAGCACAGTCTCGTCGCTCTGTCAAAATGGGAGTCCAAGTGGCATGTCCCGTACCTCGGCAACGAGAAGCTTAACCCTGACCAGGTACTGGACTATGTCAAGTGCATGACCCTGAACGAGATAGACCCCGTCGCCTATTCGCACTTGACTCTCGAGAACATCCAGTCCATCAAGGACTACATCGAGAACAAGATGACGGCCACGACATTCGTCGAGACCGAGGGATCCAGCCCCGATCGAGGGGTCGTCACGTCGGAGCTCGTCTACTATTGGATGGTGGCTCTACAGATCCCGTTCGAGTGCCAGTACTGGCACATCAACAGACTACTCACACTCATCCGAGTGTGCAACGCGAAGAACCAACCCGATAAGAAGATGTCGACCGCCGCCACGCTTCGACAGAATCAGGCTCTGAACGCGGCGAGACGGGCCAAGTACCACTCACGAGGTTAGTATGCCTGGCGTAACTCCTCTGCTTCACGCTACTGTGCGCGGCGAGTCCAGTCCGTACAGCACGGTCTACATTTCTCCCACCAACGGGGTCACGGATTCGTCGGTCACCCTCGGGTCGAATCCCTACTTCGAGCTCGACGTGGCTTTCTACGCAGGCTCCAAGGCCCTCCTCAAGGTCGTCCGACGCGACGGCACTTCTGATCAGAAGCTCATCGACCTCAAGGAGTCTATGCCCGACAAGGTCGTGTGGTTCAACTCGCGAGCCGGCTCAGGTTATGGTACCTTCGACACCGGATGGATCAAGTGTCCTGACAATCCCAGTTATGTCTACCGCGTTATGGCTGGTATGGTCTACGTCAAGCGTAATTCTGATTGGCAGACCGAGACGCTTAACGGTACTCGGGATGTCAAGATCGTCGACCTCCCCAAAGAGATCAAGGTTCGGAGTCGTTCCACCTTCGTCCTGCCAAAGGGCGACTACACAGATGACGGTTCTATCGTTGAGATCTGGCCGGGTGCTGAAGACGGAACGCCTCCTCGGGTTCGCGCTCAGCTGAAGGCTAGCGGCCCTCGCATTATCCCGGTGCTCTTCGCCCCGATTGAGAACTCGAACGGCTGAAAGGTCAAAATGACTGTAGCTCAGTACGCAGCATCCTGCGCCAGGTATTACGCCGACGTCGCTGACGTGGGCTACTCCATGCCAGACCGCTGGACATTCTACGACCAGTCCGACTGGGACGGCTGGCTCATCCAGTCGCCCGCCAACGCGGACTGCTCAGCCCTCGTCGCCGGCTGCTACAATCTCGCCGCCCACCACGAGTGGGGCGAGCCCTTCACCGCCGGCTATTTCCCCAGGTCGACCTGGACCGGCTCACTCCGAGAGGAGTGTTCGGCTCGCAACTTCGCCGACATCTCCGACCAGTGGACTGGCAACGAGCCCGACGGTGGGTTCGAGATCGGCGACATCGTCCTGTCTGAGGAGGCCTCAGGCGGCAAGAAGCACGTTGCCATGGTCACGGGTCTCGGGCCGACGATTCTGTCCGAGGCCTGGATCGCCGAGGACGGATCCGACGACGGATACGCCGGGGACCAGACCCAGAACGAGGTCCGCTCCATCGAGTACAACCAGCATCCATATACTCAGGCCGCCGCTTGGACACACTGTCTTCGCAGGCGGGACAATCACGGGTCGAGTGCCCCGTCCCACCGCGAGGAGAACGGCGCGGCCACCTCTATTCAGGATGCGGTTCTTCGTGCGGCGGACGCCGTCGGTTGCCCTTGGTGGGCTGCTCTCGGCGCCCTCAAGATGGAGACTGGCGAGGCGGGAGCCAACATCTACGGCCATGACGCCGGTGGTGCTTGCTCCGGCTGGGGCGAGGTGACGAGGGACAACTTCCTCAACTACTTCTGGCCCATCGTCTCGGAGTGGGGGACCTCGAACGGCGTCGGCCCGCTCCAGGTCACCTATAACGGATATTTCATCAATGACCCGAACCGGGAGTGGTGGGATCCGCAGAAGTCCTCCGAGGTAGGCTGCGCCATTCTCAAGGGACTCATCCAGTCCGAGGGCGATTCCTACGAGGACCTCAAACGAGTCGGTTCTCGATACAACTCAGGGTCCGCAGATGGGGCCTATGAGGCTTACGGCATTCCGTTCTCCGAGGCATGCCGCTACTGGTACGACAAAGGCCGTCCGAGCCAGGGCTCGAGCGACGGCGGAGAGGAACTCGAAGTGTCATACGCCACCGATCTTCTCGCTGAGATGAAGGATCGTCTCGTCGAGATCTCCGATCAGACCGGCGCCGGCATCGCTGGTCGTCGTTTCGACGGTCCGCTCGTCGGCTGGCTGAAGGATATCTCCTACAAGCAGGACAAGCTCCAGAAGTCTCTCGACGAGATCAAGGACAAGCTCGGCGAGAGCAAGTGAGGACGTCATGCCTTACTGTCATGTGAAGGGCGACATCCCGCCATTCGCCACTCTTACCGTTGACCCTGACGACGGCCCGACCTACGTCGACACCGCGGGCGAGAACGGTAAGATCGACGGTATGGTGTGGTTCTTCCGCAACACCAACGCCCGCCTCTTCCTGGATGACCAGGGCTGGCCCGCAACGAAGGTGGTCAAGCTCTCTGAGGACGACATCGTCGACGTCACCATCAAGAGTAACCGTCCCGCTGGCGGCGGAGGCGGGGGCAACGGAAACGTCATGATCCTCGGTCGTGAGGAGCAGGTTCCCGCAGGGACTCCACCCAACACGGTTATCGTTCGAAAGGTCTGATCATGGCGTCTCCCATGAAGGGTATCGCAGTCTCCAAGAATCCGGACGAGAAACTGAGTGTTCCGTCTGTCGCAGGGGACTGGGCACTGCTCATCGTGGGCGGTCAGCTCAACCACATGCAGGACTGCACGCCGGACGGGTGGACTGGGAAGTACGCCGCCGACGAGGACATCCGCTCGTGCACCGTGGCGGTCAAAATGGTTGCGAATTCTGCCGACACGCAGAACGTTGCGTGGAAGTCGAAGAACGCGACTTACGCTGCGCGGTGCTGCGCGGTCCTCGTGGTGATGGATGGCGCCAAGGTCAAGTCACTTATCCCTCGCACGCCGGAGAAAGCGTCTACTGGTTGGCAGAACGGTCCATTTCCGCAGATCACCGGGTTCGTGCAGCATGACGTGAACACCGCTGCGGTTGGCTCATTCCCCGCCAACGTCGAATCCATGACGAACGGGAACTGGGGCAAAGCCACGGACAAGTCCTGGTCCTCGATTGTCGTTGGATACGCGCAGTCAGCATACGCTCCACCCTCCGACACCGGCATCAAGGTTCGCTTCGGCGTCGACGTCAGACTCAAGGAGCAGAACGACTCGCTCGACCCGACTCTGGCCGACGGATCCAAGATCGGTGTTGTCGTCTGGGACGGGGTTAAGGAGATCGGGACACTCACGATGCGGGCCATTCCCGAGGGCGCTAAGACGATCGCCGAGCTCTTCAAGATCCCGCACTTCATCGTGGCTCACCGGGGCGGATCTCTGTCCTGGCCCGAGCACACTGAGGTCGCATACACCCAGGCCGTCGACTACCATGCTCACGCGCTGGAGTTCTCAGCGGCCAGGAGTAAGGACGGTGTCTGGTTCGGGTGTCACGATAAGAGCATGAAGCGCCTTGTTCCGGCCCTGGCAAAGAATGCCGACGAGTACACCTGGGCCGAGATCAAGGCCGAGGCGTCGAAGACCCAGTACATGCCTGCGAAGCTGGACTGGTTGCTCGAGAAGTACAGCTCCACCCACGTTATCGTCTTCGATCCGAAGTACAAGATGGGACTGTGGCGAGAGGTCTGCAACATGTTCAAGGGCATGGAGCGGAAGGTCATCATCAAGGCGTACTTCGACTCCAAGTGGATGTTCGACATGGTGCGGGCTCGCGGTTTCAAGACCTGGGGCTACGCCTACAACTCGGATACCACCAAGACAGCATATCCGGACTTCCTATCAGGCAAGATCTGTGATATTCTATCCATGGAGTTCGATGCGCCTCAGACGACCTGGGATCCGATCAAGGCCTCCGGGCTTCCCACCGTTGCGCATATTCCCGCCACGCTCGACAACCTCAAGGTTGGATGGTCCCGAGGGGCCATGGGAGCCATCGTGGCTGGTATCGCGGCATCCTGTGAGAGGGCCGCATGAGCCCAGCGTTCTCGCTGGAGATCGATTCGAGGATGGATACGGGGAAGTGGCTCGAGAGACTCAAAGAGGGCCGCTTCTTCGATTTCCTCGATGATTGTGGACAGGCCGGGGTTGCGGCATTGGCTGCTGCGACTCCGGTCAGGTCCGGTTACACCGCATCCTGCTGGTCCTACGAGATCAAGCGGAGCGCCAACAGAGTCTCATTGGTCTGGAACAACTCCCACGTGGAGCAGGGTGTCCCGATCGCAGTCATATTGCAGTACGGGCATGGCACCAGAACCGGTGGCTATGTCCAGGGCGTGGATTATATAAATCCGGCGCTCAGGCCTATATTCGACAGCATCGTCAAGCAGCTTGAAAGCGCGGTGAGAGGCTAGTGGCGTCAATCGAGGAGCGGGTGGTCTCGCTCAAGTTCAACAACGGCCAGTTCATGAACGGGGTTCAGGACTCCCTCAACGGAGTCAAGAAGCTCGAGGAGGGACTGGCATTTCGTGGTGGTGTCGAGGGGATCAATCAGGTCTCCGCAGCTGCCAAGAACCTTAATTTCTCGGAGGCCCAGGCGGGCGTTGCCGAGACCACGAGCAGATTCTCGGCTCTTCAGTCGATTGCGTTCGGCGCACTCGCCAGTATCGGCGGTAAGATCACCGAGATCGGCTCCTCGATGCTCTCGAGCTTCACTGTTCAGCCGCTTATCGACGGTATGAAGGAGTACGAGCTCCAGCTCAACTCCGTTCAGACCATTCTCGCCAACACCGCCCAGAAGGGCGAGACGATCCAGACCGTCAACGCGGCTCTGGACCAGCTGAACACCTACGCGGACCAGACCATCTACAACTTCGGTGAGATGACGTCCAATATCGGTAAGTTTACCGCTGCCGGTATTGGTCTGGACGACTCGGTCGCGTCGATTAAGGGTCTGGCAAACTGGGCCGCTGTAGCCGGAGCCAACTCCGAGGCCACTTCGAGGGCCATGTACCAGCTTTCGCAGGCCATGGCCGCCGGTACAGTCAAGCTTCAGGACTGGATGTCCCTGGAGAACGCCGGTATCGCCACCAAGCAGTTCCAGGACCAGCTTATCCAGACTGCCAAGATCCACGGCAAGAGTGTCGACGAGATGATCGCCAAGGACGGGTCGTTCAGGCTCTCCCTGCAAGAGGGATGGCTGACCCAGGAGATCATGATGGAGACCCTCAAGCAGATGGCTGGGGAGTACTCCGACGAGCAGCTCGCGTCAATGGGTTACACCGAGGAGCAGATCGCTCAGATCCAGGAACTGGCCAGGACAGGCATGTCCGCGGCCCAGGACATCAAGACCTTCTCCCAGCTGATGGGCGTCATCGGTGAGGAGCTGGGTTCGTCCTGGGGTCAGTCGTTCCGAATCATCTTCGGCGACTTCGAGCAGGCCAAGGCCCTGTGGACTCAGGTAGGCGCATTCCTCACGGGTCCGAGCGGTATCATCACTCAGATGGGCAACGCCAGGAACGCTCTTCTCCAAGGATGGGCGGACCTCGGCGGTAGGGAGAAGGTCCTCGAGGGGCTCGCCTCCCTGTTCCACGCCATGTGGGAGCCGCTCCAGCGCATCGGTCAGGCGTTCTCGCAGGTCTTCAGCGGTCCATCCGCCGAGGGTCTGTACAGCATCTCCGAGGCTTTCGCCAACTTCATGGCTAAGCTGGTCCCCAGCGAATCGACTATCGAGTCCCTCGGCATGTACTTCGAGGCGTTCTTCCGAGTCATCAAAATAGGTGTCATGGTCCTGTCGGACTTCGGCAAGATCGTGGCATGGATCGCCGGCGGAGCACTCAAGGGTCTTGGGGCACTCATTTCCAGTCTCCGCGGTCACACCGCGGATTGGTCGTGGCAGCTCAGGGACCACGTCGTAGCCATTCAAGAGTGGTACGACAACCTCAATGTCGCCGAGAACGTCATCAAGGCCATTATCTGGACGGGCAAGGGTCTCAAGCGCATCTGGGAGAACTTCTCGGAGGGATTCCATGATGAGATCACACCTAGCCTCAGGCGCCTCAGGGAGGCCTGGGACGCGCTGTGGGAGGCGCTGAAGTCTGCGGGCTCCGGAATCAAGGAAGCCGTGGTTGGCCCATTCCGGGAGCTCAAGCAGGGCGCCCAGGAGGTCGGTCAAGCGCTCGGTATCGTCGGTGAATCCACGGATGACGCGGGTGACTCCGCTGAGGAGAACGAGTCCAAGTTCACCAAGCTCAAGAACAAGATCGTCGACCTGTTCGAGTCCGCCTTCAAGAAGTCGTATTTCTGGGGGCAGCACCTGGCCGACCATCTTATTCCGGCGATCGAGAAGCTCACCAGCTTCATCAACTGGCTGACCGAGTGCATCAACAAGCAGGCGGTCGTCGTCGAGGACTGGTTGACTCCTAAGATGCGGGCTCTGGCCGAGCTCTACGACGAGATCTCCACCAAGTTCAGCGAGTGGGCCGAGCAGATGAAGAACGGTCCGGATATTGCCTGGCTCTCCTCCATCGGCGGCATTCTCAAGTCCGTTGGATCGGGTGTCTGGGGTGTCCTGAAGAATCTGGCGACCCTGAACTTCGACTTCGACGTTGAGCCGTTCAAGAAGGCCTTCAGCGATCTGAAGACTCTCATGGGTGAGTACGCCGAGTCCGTCAAGTACGGCTGGAGCACTACCAAGGATTTCATCGCCAATCTCGAGCTCAAGGACAAGGCTACCGCCGGCTGGAAGAACTTCGTCAAGCTCATCCAGGGTATCGGCAAGGTTCTCGGGGCTATCGGTAAGGTTGCTATCGTCGCCGCCAAGGCCCTCATCGAGCCGTTCAAGGGCGCGTTCAGCGAGCTCAAGGAGATGGCCGACAATGGGGACTACACCGGCATATTCGACAGCATCCTGAAAGCCGGAGCCCTGGCCACTTTCATCGCCATGGCGCGCAAGGTCATATCCACCCTCAAGGAATGGGGACAGGCCGGATCCAACTTCGCGGGAATCCTTGGCAGTGTCAAGGACACCATCGACGCGTTCAAGGACTCTATGGAGGCCACGACCAACCACGTCAAAGCGACCACGATTCTTCTGCTGGCCGCGGCAGTTCTCGTTCTAGCAGGCGCATTGTGGGTAGTCGCTCAGATACCGGCCGCCAAGATCGTCATGGCCGGCTCTGCCCTTTATTTCATGTTCAACATGTTGAAGAAGGCCGAGGACGAACTGTCCGAGTCCAACGACAACAAGGACATGAAGGGCATGGCCAAGCGAATGCTGGCCCTGGTCGTATTGGCCGGGGTAGCACTACTCCTCGGCAAGGCTTTGAGCAACATCGGCTCCATGGACTGGGATGACATTCTCAAGGGCGTCATCGGACTGTACGCGGTCGTGAAGATGATGATATCCATGGCCGACACCACGACCAAGAGCAATGTCGATCTGCTTGCTTTCTCTCTCGTGGCGGTCCCCCTGGGTATTGGTGTCTGGCTGCTCGCTCAGGCGGTCAAACCTATGGGCGAGATGAGCGTGTCCGACCTGGCTCAGGGCGTTATCGCGCTCGGGTTGATCATGAAGATGATGTCCATGATGTCCCAGATGGGCACCGTCAAGATCAAGAAGGCCTCGGCCTTCGCGTTCCTTGCCTTGGCCCTCACCATGAGACAGATCGCCAAGGTCCTCACTGAGATCGGTGAGTTGTCCTGGGGTGATACCATCAAGGGCATTATCGCAATGGACTTGTGCCTCACATCTCTGGCCGTGGCCGTATCCAGGCTCGGTGAGGGAGAGGAGGGTCTCGGTGGTAAGCACCTTGTCGGGGCCTTGTCGGCGCTCGTTCTGGCGATCACGCTCAAGATCGTGGCCAAGGAGATCGAGAGTTTCGCCACCATGGACTGGGGTACCTACGCCAAGGGTCTTACAATGATGGCCGTTGCTCTAGGCATCCTAGTCGGCATTTCGAGCCTGGGTGGTGGCTCCCTCGGCGGTGCTGCGGGTCTTATGATCACCGTACTGGCTCTGGCTATGCTGGTACCGGTCATGCGCACTCTCGGCGAGATGGACTGGGGTACAGCGGGCAAGGGTATTGCCATCATGGCTGCGGCTCTGGGTGCGCTCGTGGTCATCGGATACATCGCCGAGGGCGCCGCCATCGGACTGGTTGCTCTGGGTGGCGCCATATTGATGATCGGCTATGGTGTAGGACTGGCTACTGATGGCATAGCCAACCTGGTCAATGCTATCGCCAACCTGTCGACCACAGGAGCCGAGGGGGTCCAGACATTCCTGGACGCCGTCGACGGATTCATCGAGCGGATGCCCGCCATGGGTACGGCTATCGGTGAGGCCTTCATCAACTTCATGCAGGTCTTCATCGACAACCAGGGCACCATCGTTGAGTACATCAAGGTTGTCCTGACGTCTGCGGCCCAGGCGATGATCGAGTCCATTCCGACGTTCGTCGAGCTCATGATCACCATCATCCACGCGATCATCCAGGTGGTCTACGACTGCGCTCAGGAGATCATCGACTGCGCCATATTCCTGATCATCACCTTGTCGGATGCTCTTATTCAAAACATGCCGACACTGGTCGAGAGGGGTTCCGACCTCCTCACATCATTCCTCGAGGGTCTGTCCTACAAGATCCCCGAGATCGGGACCAAGGCGACCGACTGCATCGTGGCATTCCTTCAGAGCCTCGGCGACAACATGCCGAGAATCACCCAGGCGGCGTTCGAGACCATCATCAAATTCATCAACGGACTCGCCGATGCCATCGAGAACAACTCGGGCGCCTTGATGGATGCCGGTATTCGGCTCATCACGGCGATCAGGAATGGTATCGTCAACGGTATCAAGCAGCTCGTATCTACGGGTGTCTCCGGGATGAGGAATGCTGGTCACAGGCTCGTCGAGGGCCTGAAGAACGCGATCAAGGGCAAGATTGAAGAGGTCAAGCAGACGATTCGCAACTTCGGTACCAGCATCGTCAACACGACCAAGCAGGTATTCGGCATTCATTCTCCTTCTCGTGTCATGTTCGAGATCGGTGAGTTCCTGATGCAGGGTCTGACCAACGGTATCTCGGAGAACACCGAGCAGGGGATCGACGCGGCCTCCACGATGGCCCACGACACCGTCGACGCGCTCTCCAAGGGCTTCGCCAACACGAAGGATATCTGGAACGACGCATTCGGCGGCGACATGAACCCGACGATCAAGCCGGTTCTGGACCTCTCACAGGTGGAGGAGCAGGCTAGCAAAATCCATGAGCTTCTGCCGCAGGACGACATTCAGGAGAACCTGTCGGCCAACATGACGACCCAGCTCGCGGGCAGGGCCGTCCAGGGCGCTCAGTCCCGCGTCGGCGAGACTGTGAACGAGACTGTGAACAACGGCTCCAACGTCGTATTCAATCAGTACAACACGTCTCCCAAGGCTCTGTCCGAGACGGAGATCTACAGGCAGACGCACAATCAGATCGAACAGTTCAGAGGAGCCATGTACGACTTATGATCGAGTCCATAGAGTTCCTGACATATCGTCAGCACAGGATTGTGCTATCACTCATGAACCCGTGGATCGAGGGTGTCGCGGTCAAATCCGTCGACGGTCTGTCGGCAACGAAGGCTTCGATCAACACCACGGAACTGGCTCTGACGGATGTGGCGATCTTCAACGGCGCGAGGGCGGGAATGAGGAATCTCAAGATCAAACTCGCGCCGTTGCCATATCCGGACATCGAGACGACTCGTCAGCGCATCTACTCCTGGTTCCAGGTCAAGCAACCCATGTCTGTCTACGTCAACACGGACAAGCGTAGGGTCAGGACCGAGGGTTATGTCGAGTCGGTCGAGGCCGATATCTTCTCCAAGGACGAGGAGATCAATGTCAGCATATTGTGCCCGGACGCCTACTGGCATGATGCTGATACGATGGTCAACCAGAACCTTGAGTGGAAGCGGGACATCGGAACCTTCGAGTTCGACTTCATGGATGAGCCATCCCCCTCGCTCGAGTTCGCCAAGGATCGTGGAGTCCTGTCCGCGGTCATCGACTACAAGGGCGAGGTGGAGACCGGGTTCACCATGATATTCCGGTTCCGCCCAGGGGCCAAGCTTCCGATCACGGTCACCGAGACTTTCTCCAGGGACACCTTCAAGCTCACCGGAGCATTTCTCGACAAGACGTACTACAAGGTCGACCCGATCGTCGGCGGCGACGTCGTCACCGTCAATTCTCGGGTGGGCTCCAAGTACATCATCCGGACCAGAGGCGACCGCAAGGACAAGTTCCTGGCAGCACTGGACCGCAACTCGGACTGGCTCAAGCTGAGGCCGGGCGTGAACGAGTTCCAGATCGCCATGAATGATCCGACGTTGACCGACGTATACTTCTCAACCGACGTTCTCTACCAGGGGGTGTGACATGTATCTTGCCGTACTGGATGAGTCCATGATCATCCAGCATATCTGCGAGGACTACAAGTCCGTCGTCTGGACCGAGCGATTCCATGGTTTCGGAGACTTCAAGCTCGTGGTCCCCGGAACCCTGGAGAACCTGAGAATTTACCAGCTGGACTACTACCTGTACACCAAGGGCACGAACAAGCTCATGATCATCGAGCAGGTCGAGCTCAACACAGAGTACGGCAAGGAGTCCCTGCTGACGATCAGCGGACGGAGTCTCGAGGCCATATTGGACCGACGGGTCATGCATCCTTATCCGATGTGGGACGGAACTCTTCTATGCAAGCACGAGAGAACCCGGGGTAAGGTCAAGGACGTCGTCAAGCATTACACCAACCTGCTGTTCAAGCAGCGGGATTCGCTTGATACGTCGCATGAGCGTTACGTCCTGGGTTTCGGTTGGTATTCGGTTGATGAGCTTCCGGACGGAATCCGTCGCGGTCGTCCGACATCCTCGATGGATATTGGCGATATAGAAGTCAGTGGGAACGGATATGTTCGCCCGATGAATTATTCCCATGAGTGGACGAATCATCCGGACTACGACAAGGATCCTTATAGCATGGAGGGATCCTGGTACAAGATCGTCCAGAACCTCACTGATCTGACGATGTCGGGATGGGCTATCGAATACGACGGCGAGGATCCATATTACTGGTACGGCTATACGTATAATGGCGTTAACCGCACATTCAACCAAGGGGAACGCCCCCCAGTCGTGTTCTCCCCCAAGTACGACAACCTATCCAAGGCCACGTACTTCAAGTCCAAGGTCGGCACCAGAACAAAGATATTCTCGGGCGCTGTGAAATTCACGGTTCCGAAGAACCTTATCTTCAATGGGGAATACGGCCAGGAATACTTGGACGAGAGCTCCGACTCAATGATGCAGAACAACTCAGTAACCGTCGGGCGAAAAGGTCTCGGTCTTCGAGAGGGGTATTTGCAGTCGCCCTCGATCGAGCACACGAACGGCTACATGCAGGCTGGTAACGGGTTCAAGGGCGTTGCGACGGTCGATCCGAAATCTGTCCATCGACAGATTCACGAGCAGTGCAATACTGAGCTGTGGAAACACATGCCGATCGAGATGTTCTCGGGTGAGGCCGCTCAGCAGTCCATGTATATCTACAACGAGGACTTCTTCCTAGGCGATTTCGTGCAAATCCAGAACGAGTTCGGGCAACAGGACATCGCTCGGGTGACCGAGTACATTCGCACATCATCAGACTCGGAAGGCGACGTCTTCTACCCGACGTTCGAGTCCTTGTCTGATATTCAGAAGTCGAAACCGGGGTTGAACATCACATGACAGAGAGATCAGGATTCTTCGTCTCCATCAACGGGGACAGGAAGTACTCCGCGGACGACTTCGGCCGAATGTTCGACGGGGTCATTTCCGACGGCATCTTCCAGAACTGGGGGCGTGCCTACCAGGTCGTAAAAGGAAACGGACGGACCATCATCATCCAGTCCGGTCGCGCCTGGCTCAAGGGGCACTGGCTTGAGAACGACGCGGAGCGGTACTACAACCTCAACCCTGGTAGTACTGACGGCGATCGCTACGACGCCATATTCATCCGGGTCAACAACACCAGGGATGTTCGCGTTGCTGGTATTCGGGCCCTCCAAGGAAATCCGAACGAGGGGATTCCGCATCCGACCCAGACAGCGGACAACTACGAAGTTCTCATCGCCGCTGTACGTGTTCCGAGAGGAGCCCAGGACGCATCCGCCTTCGAGATCATCGATCTGCGAGGCAAGGCGGGTTCCGATAACGCTCAGTGGGCTCAGAGTGTCATGCAGCCCAAGCAGATCACTCTGAACAACAAGTTCGATTTCCTGAACGCCTTCAACAACGACCCGAATCTGAAGAAGGTCATCACCCGGGGCAACAACCTCGGTAAGACCATCACGGCCGCCCAGAAGATGGCCATCAGGAACGGGACGTTCGATGGTATGTGGTTGGGGGACTACTGGCAGTTCAACGACAACACCTGCCGGTGGATCATCGTCGACTTCGATCGATATCTGGATCACCCCAACGGGACGAACCAGCACCGGATCACGATCATGAGCGACCGGAATCTGGGAATTGATAACATCGGCGAATCCGGCTGGTGCAACAAGGGCTGGAACGGCTCCAAGATGCGCCGTGACTACGCCGAGGGCATGGTGCGCTTCGCCTCGGCTCTCCAGGTGTTCGATATCTCGGACTTCAAGACTTTCCCGGTGTTCGAGCCGCATGAGTTCGAGAATACGGATAATTCCTGGGAGTTGATTGAGAAGAGCTGGAGCTGGGAGTACCCGAAGGTCACCATCCCGTCGGAATTCGAGATGTTCGGCTCCAACTTAGTTCATGCCCGGGTCAACGGCGGGGAGAACAACGTGGCGCCGATAGCTCGTCAGCTCAGCTATTTCCGTCTGGGCAACCCGATCCCCTTCTCGGGCGAGTCGTTCTGGCTCAGGGATCAGGTTACCAAGAACCGCTTCGCCCTGTATTACGGCGACCAGCGGCATGTCTCATGGGCGGACTGGACCAGTAAGTACGGTGTTCGCCCCCTCATGTCCATCGGAGGCTGAATGCAACCCATGGTGGAGCTCGTGATCACCATTTTCGGCTCGGTCCTCACGAGTAGTGGGATCTGGGCATATCTTCAGAAGAGATCCGAGCGACATGACGCCAAGACCCAGCTGATGCTCGGTCTGGCGCATAATCAGATCGTAGCCATGGGGACGGCATATCTGTCCCGGGGCTACATCACGATCGATGAGTTCGAGGACTTGCAGAAGTATCTGTACCAGCCCTATCACACCTTCGGCGGCAACGGGACCGCCGAGAAGGTCATGGACGCCGTGAACAGGCTTCCCATCCATTTCCCGGACACCGGAAGGAAGGACAAGCGTTTTGTCTCTGTCGAATCAGACCTACAACACCCTGAAGTGGATTGCCCAGATCCTGCTGCCTGCCCTCGCCACCCTTTATCTGGCGCTGGCGGGTCTGTGGGGGTTCCCTCACACTGAGGCTGTCGTCGGCACCATCACCGCCGTCGACACCTTCCTGGGCGCTCTGCTGGGTCTGGCGTCGAAGAACTACGAGCCCAAGGTCGACGGCGTCCTCCATGTGGACCACAAGAACCAGGAGGTCTACGCCGCCCTCGAGACTCCCGCTGAGGACATGACCAAGAAGGACACCGCCACCCTCAAGGTGTCAGAGGTCGCCTGAGACGCGGATCAGACATGGACCATAATGATACCCCCATTTGAAAGGAACACCATGTCCGACAACAAGCCGAATGCCAAGTCCGCCCTGGATGACGCTTACGCCTTCATCGACGGCATGGATCCCGACAGCGAGGCCTACACGCACGCTCTCCGCAACATCAAGGATCTGGAGCAGATCCAGGACGCCAAACGGCGCCACTTCTGCCCCAGTCCGGATGCTGTGGTGGGTGCTGTGGGCTCATTCGTCGGAATCCTCGCCATCCTGAAGGCCGAGCAGATATTCCCGGTCGCCTCGAAGGCACTCGGATTCGTCGCCAAGATCCGCATCTGAGAATCAAGACCTAGGACCCCACAAGGGTTCTAGGTTTTTTCGCAAGAGTAACAAGGGTTATAATGAGACCCCCATTACCTCAACGAAAGGAACCATCATGTTCACCACTGTTCTCGGTTGCGCCGCCTTCGCTGTCGCCTTCCCCGTTACTGTCAAAGCTACTTCTAGCGCTATCCTCAACAGCGTCAAGAAGGACCAGGAGCAGAACGCGAAACTCTGCCGCATGGCGCGCGCCAACTGCAAGAACCCTCGTCACGATGCGTGCCCCGTCTACGAGCACTGATCTCGAATCCAGAATCCGCAAGGGTTCTGGTTTTTTGATTTCGAAAAATTCCCGGGTGAGAATTAGGAGACGCGATTTCCGCAGGGCTTATAATGAGACCCCTCACGAAAGGAACTGTCATGTCCATCATCTTCACCATCTTCGGAATCATCTCCTTCGTCATGTTCGCTTACGCCGTCTACGCCCAGAACAAGCAGATCGAGCAGCTCAAGAAACTCTCCCGCTACCAGCAGAAGACTATCGCCAGGCTGTCGACTCTGCGTGCTCAGGACGCATCCGGCGTTTCGCAGAACCTCGACAAGAGTTGGTCCGAGATCAAGAGGATCTTCGATCACGACACCACCAAGAACTGAATCCCACTCTCAGAGCCCTCACGGGTTCTGAGCTTTCGCAGGATCAGCAGGGCCTATAATGAGACCCATAGACCGAAAGGACAGATCATGCTGATCTCCCGCCTCGTCGAGAACCTGATCAAGTCGATCATCTACTGCGTTGGCATCTATGCCATCGTCAAGTGGTGCATCAACCGGAACAAGAACTCGAAGCAGGATTTCTCCAAGCCCATCCACATCGACACCAGTCTCTGATACCCACACCTAGAACCCAACCCGGGTTCTAGGTTTCTCGAGAAGGGAACGAACGTGAACGACGCCGACATCCAGGTACTCTATGGCGAGCGCGACAATGACACCAATACGGTTCCGGTTACGCTCAAGGTTCCGAAGACAATGGATCCTGAGCTCGCCAAGGCCTTATTCATGAACGCCGTCAAGAACATGCAGGAGGACTACCGATGAACCTCTCCATTCTCAAGACTGTCCAGACATTCGTCCTGCGCAACTCGCACCATATCCTCACAGGGCTCGCTCTTCTCGGAGTCGGGGCGTCCGTGGCACTGAGTGTGCGAGCAGACAGGATCATGCACGAGTGGGATATCGACGAATTCAAGCAACTCACCAAGGAGCAGAGGATCAAGCTGTACGCTCGGATCTACGCTCCTCCGACCATCGCCATATTGGCCACTGGAGCCTGCATCGTCGGGGCTCACAGCATCTCGGTCAAACGCGAGTCGTCCCTGCTCCTCGCCTACGAGGGCACCCGTCAGGTGTACGACCGTTATCGCGCATCCGTTCAGGATCGCCTCGGTCCGGAGGAGAAGCAGATCGCCGAGAAGGCGGCCTCCAAGGCTCAGCCGGCTCCTCGTGAGACGATCGTCTACGGCGAGGGCAACTGCCTGTTCTACGACGCCTACAGCGGGCGTTATTTCAAGTCGACAGTCAACAAGATCGACCGGGTCGTCAACGAGCTGAACTACACCCTGCTGAGGGAGATGTGCGTTAGCCTCAACGAGTTCTACGCCGGAATCGGTCTCGAGGGAATTTCCCTGGGCGACCAGCTCGGGTGGAATGAGCAGAGGCAGATCGAGGTGCACTACGGTTCCCGGGTCACCGAGGAGGGTCGAGCCTGCATCGTCCTCGATTTCGTGATCGAGCCGACCGAGAGGTGGTACAAGCTCTCGTGAGATGAGCATGGCTCATAATGAGACCCCTCTAGAAAGGAACGACCATGAGTTTCAAAGAAACCACCGGGTACAAGGTCGTCAACTTTGTCGCCTCGACAACCGCCAGCATCACTGCCGGTGCTGTAGTCAGTGCTCTCTGCCCCCCAGCTGGAGTGGCATTGACCGTCGTCTACAGCCTCGGCAGTGGTGTCCTCGGCTCATATGTCGGAGACAAGGCCGGACGACAGTACGCCGAGAACTTCGCCGAGACCATCGACTCCATCAAGACACCCTCGAACAACTAGACAGCCCGTGCCCCTCAACAAGGGGCATAGGCTTTCGCAAGATTCGCACGCCCTATAATGAGACCCCCATCAACTCGAAAGGATACTCTAATGACCGAGACCACCGTTTCCACCACGACTCCGTCCACCGAGCCCGTTGAGGACGACTCCCCCGTCGTCACCGTCAACTGGAGCAAGCTCGGCCGTATCGCCAAGAAGAGTGCTCGCTACGCCCTGCCCGCCGCAGCCGGCTTCGCAGCTCTCTGCCTGGTGAAGGCCCTTGCCTCCAGCGACGATGACACCGAGGAGATCGCCTCGACGACTTCGGACGACGTGGTTGACGCTGAGCTCGTCGACGAGACCGACGACTGATACTACTCGGCCTAGAACCCCACAAGGGTTCTAGGTTTCTCATTTTTCGAAAGGAACGAACATGGAGCTTCAGACAGCCGTCGTGGTCACCCTCACCGAGAACGGCAAGACTGTCAAGCGCACGATCAAGAAGAGCGAGCAGTTCGACGAGAAGACCTCGTGGGACCATATCGTCAAGACGACGAAGTCGCTCGCCGGCATCACTCTCAACTCGATCGCCTGAGGAGGCATATTCATGATCAAGATGAACGTCAGCGCCGAGACCTTCGACGGGGACATGGTCACCGAGACCCTCTGGTTCCACATGAACAAGGTGGATCTCATCGAGCTCCAGCAGTCGGAACCGGGTGGGTTCACCGACACGCTTCAGGCGTTCATGTCCAGAAAGCCCGAGGACTGGACCATGTCGGACAAGTTCAAGCTGTTCGATTTCTTCCGCACCATGGTCGACAAGGCCTACGGCGAGAGGTCGTCGGACGGCAAGCGATTCCGGAAGTCGCCGGAGATCCTCGCCAACTTCAAGGACAGCATCTTCTACGACGAGTTCGTCCTGAGCCTGCTGGAGGACGAGGAGAAGAGCATCAAGTTCTTCAACGGTGTCATGCCCAAGTCCCTGATCGAGCAGGCGAAGAAGGAGCGTCCCGACGTCTTCAAGACGATCGAGGCCTGACATCCATATCCTGAGGAGGCCCCGGGGAGACTCGGGGCCTCCTATTTCTCAGAAAGGACGAACATGACGGACAACATCCCGATCCGAGGCGACCTGCCGGCCAACGCCCGCAAGTCCAAGCCCAGGCCCGAGCGCATCGTATCCACGCCCGCCAGGATCGACAAGGGATCGCTCGGGCGCCAGGCTCTGAGCGCCTTCTTCGCCGAGGACATCAAGGAAGTGGGTAACTACCTGCTGTGGGATATCGCTCTGCCGAGCATCAAGAACGCCGTCAGCGATATCTTCACCTCTGGCATCGACCGTCTGCTCTTCGGCGGTGATGGCGGTCCTCAGCGCTCCAAGTCCAGCAGGACCTACACCTCGTACTCCAACAGGACTTACGGCAGGCGCGAGACCCCGACCGAGCGAGTCTACACCCAGAGGGACCGCCGTGAGCACAATCTCGAGTCCATCATTTTCGCCACTCGCAACGAGGCTGAGGACGTCCTGAATCATCTGATCAGCATCTGTGATCAGTACGACGTGGCGACTGTCGGGGATCTGTACGGTATGGCCGGGATCTCTCAGACGTATACGGACGAGAACTGGGGCTGGAGGGACCTGCGCGGAGCCAGGGCCGTCCGAGCCCGCAACGGGTATATTCTTGATCTGCCGAAACCGGAGGATGTTCGATGAAAAGTGAGGACCGAACTACAGCGTACGGAGTCGGAGCCATATTGGTGGTGCTCGCGGTCACCGCCGGACTGATCGCCCAGGATATCTGGCTCGTGGCGCTCAGTCTCATGACGGTGGCTCTCTGGGTCGCCGTAGGATTCATTTACGACTTGTGGAAGGATGACGACGAGTGACAGTCGCACAGATGCGCGCTAAGCTGCGTACGGCATATGGAGCCGCTCCTGCATGGGTCACCAAGGTCAATCAGATGAGCGATGGACAGGTCATCGCCGTATACAACAAGCTCAACGAGAGGAAGTATTTCGCATCATGAGTCTCACCATTGTTACGCGCCTCATCGGTAAAGGGGCTCTCGTGGCCTCTAAGCACGCTCCGGCCATATTGACGGGTCTGGGCATCGCCGGGTTCACCGCCACAACGGTTCTGGCGGCCAAGCAGACGCTCAGTGTCGGCGAGGCCACATGGGAGGACCTGAACGAGCTGTCGACAGTCAAGGCGGCCGAGGACGAGGAGAAGTTCGAGAAGAGGGATATTCAGATCGCCAAGGCCCGTGCCTGGGCCAAGCTCGCCGGTAGTCTCGTCAAGCACTACGCGCTGCCGCTGAGCATCGGGACGGCCTCCGCCATTTCCCTGATCCTCGCCCACCGCATTTCCGCCAAGAGGATCGCTGGTCTGTCCATGGCCTACGCCGGTCTCGAGGAGTCCTTCCGCAAGTACCAGGACAAGATGAAGGAGAGCCTCGGTGAGGAGACGGTCGAGAAGATCATCGACCACTCCAACGAGAAGGCCCTCGACGAGGCCAAGAAGCAGTACTACGACGAGACCGGACGCGAATTCCAGCTCAAGCCCGAGGAGTTCATGAGGGAGCTCGGGGTCTCGCCATATGCTGTCGTGTTCGATCAGAACGCGGGAGCCTGGGAGGGCAACGAGGATTACAGCCTCATGATCCTTCACGCCCAGGAGAACTACGCCAACGACATCCTCAGGACTCGTGGGTATCTGCTCCTGAACGAGGTCTACAAGGGTCTGGGGCTTCCCCAGACGAGCGCCGGTGCAGTGGTCGGCTGGGTCTACGACAACGAGGACGGAGACGGCATCGTCGAGTTCGGCAACTTCGAGGTCCTGAACTACCGGGATTACGATCCCGTCATCGGTCGAGAGGTCACCAAGTTCATCCTCGACTTCAACGTCGACGGCGTCATCTGGGACCAGATCGACAGGCTGGCCATTCGATGAAGGCGCTGTTCTTCATCCTGCTGGGTTATTTCATCGGACGACTGATCACGAGAAGGGAACGATAATGCATTTGCTGCCGGCGCTCGTCGTCGGTCTGACGGCGGGATTCCTCGCCGCTCAGGACTGCACGGACGAGAAGTGGACTACGGAGAAGGAGCCCGAGCGGGAGGTCGCATATTCCGTCGAAGTCTTTACTCCGATCTCGGATGAGGAAGTTGAGGAGGTGGGCGAGATGAAGGAGAAGTACGAGAAGATCGTCGAGGACGAGTACCTCCGATTCGCCATGGAGGAGGACATTTCCGAGGAAATCGGTGACGAGCCGGAGGAAGAGGAGGAGCCTGTCGCCGAGGGTGAGTCCATTCGTGAGATCGCGGAGGACGAGTACGACGAGGGCGCCTTCAACTTCGATCGGGTCGGTCTGATGTATTTCACGGAGGACCGAGTCCTTTGCGACGGGGACATGGTCACGATCGACAACGTGGGCGAGTGGCTCGGCAACGTCGACCTCGAGACGCAGTCGGACGAGATCGTCGTCAAGTGGATCCGAAACTTCGATCTCTCCTACGATATTCGCCTCGAGATCATTGAGGACGCGTACTCCGGATCCCACTGATGGAACAGGAGTACTTCGACTTCCTGCTCTCGTTCCTGGACGAGAGTGATGAAGAGCTGCCGAGTATATTCGACAGTCATCACCTCCTGTGGAAGCTCCACCATATCGAGTTCCGCTACTCCACCATGATGGACCGCAATCGGGACATGGATGGTCGTGAGTGGCGGAACCGCTATGGCGGCAAGCTCTCACCGGCATTTCGCAAGAGCCCTGCCAGTGTGCTCGAGGTCCTGCTCGGGCTCGCTGATCGCATGGCCTTCGAACTCGACGACGAGGAGGGACTCGACCCGTATTTCTGGGAGATGATCGAGAACCTCGGAATCAACTACACGGACTACCAGTTCGACAACAGCGGCAACGCCCTGGATCGGAAGGTCGACAAGACCGTCCAGAGGTGGATGAGCCGTCAGTACGATTCCCACGGACGCGGAGGCATATTCCCTCTCGAGTCCGTCCCGGAGTTCTACGAGTCGGATGAGTTCCAGAACCAGAACCGTCTTGAGCTCTGGTACCAGATGCAACTCTATCTGGCGGAGAACTACGACATATAAGGAGTCTAATGGATTTCTACGAGATTAAGGAGCGAGCCCTCAAATCGGGGACGACCGAGGTACGGCCGGCCTGGCGTGTTCTCCGATTCAAGGACCTCATGATTCGTGGGAAGTCCTTCTACGCCGTGTACAATCCCGAGACGCATTTTTGGAGTACTGAGGAGTACGACTTGATGCAGATCGTGGACGCCGACGTTGCCCGCCACTTCAAGGAGACGTCCGAACGAGTGGAGGGCTCCATCTGGGCGCGGTATCTGGGGGACTACGACTCCAAGACATATTCGGACTACAAGGCGTGGATGTCCAAACTCCCGGACGTCTACCATCCTCTCGACAGCGAGATCCTGTTCGCTGATCAGACGCCTAGAAGGGAGGACTACGCTACCCGGAGGCTATCGTATTCGCTGTGCGATGATCCGTGTCCGGCCTACGAGGAGCTCATGAGCACCCTATACGATCCAGACGAGAGGGAGAAGCTCGAGTGGGGCATCGGATCTGTATTCACGGGGGATTCTAAATGGATCCAGAAGTTCTTCGTGCTCTACGGCTCAGCAGGTTCTGGCAAGTCGACCTTCCTGAATCTTCTCTCGAGATTGCTGGATGATCATATCGGTCACTTCGATGCGGCAGCACTCGGGTTGGTCAGCGACCAGTTCGCCCTTGAGCCGTTCAAGTCGAATCCCAGGGTCGCTATCCAGCACGACGGCAATCTGTCAAGAATCTCCGATAACAGCAGGCTGAACAGCCTCATATCCCACGAGAGAATGGTCATGAACGAGAAGGGGAAGTCCCTCTACGAGTTCAAGTCCGAGGCCATGCTGTTCGTAGGGACAAATCTGCCGGTCCGCATCACCGACTCGAAGAGCGGACTGACAAGGCGTCTTATCGACGTGGAGCCCTCGGGTCGCAAGCTCGATATTCATCGGTACAACAACATCATGTCACGTATCGAGGATGAGCGGGGCTCCATCGTCAGACACTGCGTCGAGGTCTACAAGGCCAAAGGATCGTCATATTACGACGACTACAAGCCCATCGGTATGATGAGCAAGACCAACCCTATCTTCAATTTCCTCGACTTCTATCGAGACGAGTTGAAAGATGAGGAAGGTGTACCTCTTAGGCGCATCTATGATATGTACAAGGAGTACTCTCAGGCATACTCCGACGGGAACATGTATCCCATGTACAAGTTCAAGGATGAGATCCGGGACTACTTCGAGGAATTCCACGATCGCCTCAGGATTGACGGAGTTCAAAGGCGCAAGGTGTACAAAGGGCTGCGCGAATCCAAATTTTCCCAGGGGGAGAAAACTGAAAGCCCGATTCCGGACTGGACTGACATGAGCGAGCGGGAGTCATATCTCGACGAGCTCTACAAGGATCAACCGGCTCAGTACGCCAACGAGAACGGTCTCCCATCATATCGCTGGGACGACGTCACCACCACTCTCAAGGATCTGGACACCGGGAAGGAGCATTATGTCCTTGTACCCGAGAGAGACATTGTTATCGACATCGACCTCGACAAAGACCGCACTCGATGCCTTGAAGAGGCTCGGAAGTGGATCCCCTCCTATGCTGAACTCAGCCGATCGGGGGGTGGAGTCCACATCCACTATCGATACCCGGGGGATCCGTCCGAGTTATCCAGGATGGTTGCCCCGGGAGTCGAATGCAAGGTCTACTCGGGCAAGTCGGCCCTGCGTCGACGTCTCAGCGAGTGCACCGACCACCAGGGCCTTACCGAGGTTGAGGTCGGATATCTGCCCGTCAAGGAACAGCCAGTGATCAAGCAGGAGGTCATGCAGAACGAGAAGTCGATTCGCAAGCTCATATCCCGGAACCTCAGAAAGGAGATCCACCCCGGGACGAAGCCCAGCATCGACTTCATCAAGAAGATCCTGGACGATGCCTACGAGTCGGGCATGTCGTACGACGTGAGCGATATTCGTCAGAAGGTTCTCACGTTCGCCATGAGGTCGACTCACCAGGCCGACTACTGCATCAAGCTCGTCCAGGAGATGCATTTCTCCTCGGAGCAGGATCACGAGGAGGACTTCGAAGAACCTACGGACGACGATACTCCGATCATATTCGACGTCGAGGTGTTTCCTAACCTGTTCCTCGTGAACTGGAAGGTCCGGGGCTCGGACGAGATCCAGAGGATGATCAACCCGACACCGAACGAGATCTCCGACCTTGCGGAGAAGAAGCTCGTCGGATTCAACAACCGTCGGTACGACAACCATATCCTCTACGGTCGGATCCTGGGATACTCGAACGAGCAGCTCTACCATCTGTCCCGCAAGATCATCACCAACCTCATCAGGGAGGGCTTCAAGGAGGCGTACAACCTGTCGTACACCGACATCTACGACTTCGCCGCCAAGAAGCAGTCCCTGAAGAGGTGGGAGATCGAGCTGGGAATCCATCACAAGGAGCTCGGGCTTCCCTGGGACGAGCCTGTGCCGGAGGACCAATGGGAGGAGGTCGCGGCATATTGTGACAACGACGTGATCGCCACCGAGAAGGTCTGGGATCACCTGGAGGCCGACTGGGAGGCCCGTCAGATCCTCGCATCGATAGCTGGTCTCCCGGTCAACTCGAGCACCAACAACCTGACCACCAGGATCATATTCCAGGGCCAGAGGAACACTCAACAGTACCTGAAGTACACGGACCTGTCCGAGATGTTCCCGGGCTACAAGTACGAGTACGGCAAGTCGACATATCGTGGTGAGGAGGTCGGTGAGGGCGGCTACGTCTACGCCGAACCCGGTTACCACGAGAACGTCGCCCTGCTAGATATCGCATCGATGCATCCCACGTCGATCGAGAACCTCCAGCTGTTCGGACCGTACACCAAGAGGTACAGCGAGCTCAAGAGGGCTCGTATCCTCATCAAGCACAAGGAGCTCGACGAGGCTAGAGAGATCCTGAACGGCGCACTGGCTCCGTATCTTGATGACGAGTCGAATCTCGATGCGCTGGCCTATGCGCTGAAGATCGCACTGAATTCGACGTACGGCCTCACCGCCGCCAAGTTCGACAACCCGCTCAGGGATCCCAGGAACGTGGACAACATCGTCGCCAAACGCGGCGCCCTGTTCATGGTGGACCTGAAGCATTTCGTGCAGGAGAAAGGATACACGGTTGCCCACATCAAGACGGACTCGATCAAGATCCCGAACGCCGACGATCGCATCATATCGGAGGTCTTCGAGTTCGGCCGTCGCTACGGCTACGTATTCGAGCACGAGGCCACTTACGATCGGATGCTGCTCGCCAATGATGCTGTGTACATCGCCCACGACAAGGACGGATGGCACGCCACTGGCAAGCAGTTCCAGGAACCGCTCGTGTTCAAGACCATATTCTCCGGAGATCCTCTTGATCTCGAGGATGTCGCCCAGACACGATCGGTTACTACTCGCATGTTCCTCGAGTTCGGGGAGGATGACCGGAAGTTCGTCGGCCGTGTCGGGAGCTTCCTTCCTGTTGACCCAGGTACTCCCGGAGCAGGTCGACTGGTGCGAGAGAATCACAGAGCAGACAAGGAGGGCAATGAGCTCATTTCCTACGGCGATGTCAGCGGTTGCAAGGGTTATCTCTGGCTGGACTACGAGGACGTCCAGGGAGACTGGCGTGACGTGTACGACGATCGATACGGCAGGCAGCTCGTTGATGCTGCCATGGACCAGATCAGGAAGTGGACAGACGTCGACACCTTCCTAGCCGCATGAGTCGCGAAAGGGGCAGGGGCTATAATGAGACCCCACAGAAAGGAACTGACCATGTCCTGCCCCTCCATCGCCCAGCAGAGCATCTTCTCCCTCTTCGCCGACAAAGGTGTTACCCTCGCAGTCGCCTCGTACGCATACTACTCCGTACTCGACTTCTGCCGCCAGTACCGCCCCGACGCGACGAGTGAGGACATGCTCGCAATGGCCGAGGACATCTGCGACTCGTACCAGACCATCTGAACAACTCCCCCTAGAACCCAACCCGGGTTCTAGGTTTCTCGAAAGGAATGAACAATGACCGAGTCAGTCTACGATGGCGCCCAGACCGCTGCTGATATACTCTACGGCTACCGCAGCTACTTGAGGGCCGAGATGGTCAACCTCACCAACGAGGAGATCGAGGACCTTATCAAGAAGCTCAAGAAGTGCGCTGACAACAGCCACGGTCCCAGGAGGCACGAAGAGGTCAAGGGGCTCATCGATATCTGCCGTACTGAGCTCGACGAACGCGATCTCGTCCGCTGCCTTGTGCAGGCGGGTCTCATCGTCGGGATCACCAACGTCGACGTCATTTCCGAGAACGACGTTTCGAAGGAGGACTGAGATGATCTGCGAGAAGGATGTCGAGGACGGTAAGGCCTTCTGGGCGGCCGCTGTTGCCTCCCGAGTTATCCTGCCGAATGGCGAGGAGGCTGAGTGGAAGACCCATAAAGTCTCCGGGTGGTATCTTCTAGACGCGGATGATGAGTACTGGCTCTACTTCGTCGAGGACATCCATCACGTCAATTACGCCATGGGTGCTCGAATGGTCGCATATCCCGTGAAGGAGCCCTATGCGATCTATGACAAGTCGGAGTACGAGTACAGATACAAGCTCGGAAGCGACACTATTGTCATCGAGGAGAAGTCTGAGCCGGAACAGAACCCATTTCTCAAGGTCATTTATCGGAGCAAGTCCGGCGTGGTCTTGATGCTGGACAGTCTTGAGGATCAGCTCAAGGACTTCGATGATGAGGGGGTGACCGCTCTCCAGTACGAGCTCGACATGTTCCGTGAGGACTTCGACGATTTCCTCACTCCCGAGCAGGTCGAGTGGTTCAACAGGATGTACGATATCGTCGCATCCGAGCTCGACGCCCGCTGGCTGCTCAAGAAGCTCGAGGAGCGCCGTATCGTCCAGATCGAAAGGAGTGCCTGATGCTGCACCCCAAGCCCATCCCGGAGGAGCAGAGTCGAGCCATTCTCGACCAGTTCTACGAGATCGACAACATGGCCAATCAGATATCTCAGCACCTGGACTACCTCGAGTTCCTCCTCGAGAAGGCAGGGGTCCTGAAGGACAAGGCCAAGCATCATTACTCGAAGCATGACTGGCAGCACATGCGGTAGGAGATACACGCTCTACTCACCGCCTCATATCGTCGATCAGGTACTCACTCAAGTCTACAGTCCATTAGAGAGGAACGAACCGTGCCATCGAATACTTACACCATCAAGAACGCCAAGCTCCTCTTCCGCAATTTCGCGGGAGTCCAGGACCGCTTCGGTAACTCCGCCCGCACCTTCTGCGTCATCATCCCGGACGACGCCGTCGAGGACTTCCGGCGGGAGGGATTCAACATCAAGACCTTGAAGCCTCGTGACGAGACGGAGGAACCCCTGCCCTTCATCAAAGTCAAGGTCAACTTCGGAGGCCGTCCGCCCAAGCTCGTGTTCATCCTGGGCAAGACCCGCACCCTGCTGAACGAGCAGACGGTCGGCGCCCTTGATTTCGCGGACCTCGAGCGAGCCGATATCGCCATCCGTCCCTACCACGGTCGGACTCGTGCAGGAGTGGAGTTCTGCTCGGCATATCTGGACAAGGGCTTCTTCACCATCGTGGAGGACGAGCTCGAGGCCATGTACGCCGAGGAAGAGGGTGACGAGGAGGTGCCGTTCTGATGTCTCTCGAGGTCAAACTCTTCATTCCTCGCCGTGTTGTCTGCGAGGCGGCCAAGATCACTGAGGAGAATCTTCAGAAGATCAGCAACTGGACGTCCGGAGACCGAGAGGTTCAGAGGAGTATCTACGAGGGCGCCATCGGCAAGTGGGTCGTCCGCCGGGGCTACAGCAAGTTCGAGCTCATGAGCGAGGGAGAGCTCTGGGGGCTCTACGAGCCGATCCTGCGCTGACAACCATATCCACGGAGGGCCCTGGGGAGACCTGGGGCCCTCCATATCTTGCGAAAGGAACGAACGATGCTCAAGAGACTCTACCTCCGTCTGTCCGGGGAGCGCACCTACATATTCGACATCAACGAGACCGTCCACACCGAGAAGGGCGACGAGGAGACCTGGCTGGTCCGAGTTGAACCCAATGACCTGGGCGTCTGCGAGGTCGTCATGAAGTCCACAGACTGCATATTCGACGTAATCGAGAACGAGACCCTGGTCGCCCAGAGAATCCAGCCGAAGGAGTGGAACATCCTCGTCCACGCCTGGCCCAGTAACGGTCACTGGGAGCTCAAGGGCTCGGTCGACTGGCAGGACAACGGGGATCTCCTCGTGGATAACGGGTACGGATCCCAGTCGTATCTGCCGGCTCGGATGTGCGACTTCGACGTCGACGAGGAGAATCGGACCATCACGGTTCGTCAGAAGGACTGAGGTCCTGTTTTTCGGTATTGTACTTGTGAGAAGGAGCGAACGATGACATTCACACTCATCCTCGAGGACGGCCGCGAGGTCAAGAGGAAGATCAAGGCATTCGGCTACGAGGGCGATATCGCCGACCAGGACCCCAATGCGGCGATGGTCATCACGGAGCTGGATGACAACCTGACATATCTTCCACTGTTCATGTTCGTCTGCGAGAAGTGGACGGACGACGAGATCGTTGTGAGGGTCGACCGGGCATGAGAGCATTCACAGTAGAGAAGCTGGTATCCAGTTGGATCATCCGCAAGGACCACGACATCATCGGAGTGGCGAGCAGCTTCGGAGAGCTCGTCGATATTCTGGAGGATCTGAAGTGAGCAAAGCCGTACCATCCACCAAGTCCTACAGGTACTTCCGTGAGGGGCGCATCTGGTCCAAGCGGAAGAAGAAGGACGTACCCGTTGATGAGTCCCGCTTCGGGAAGCCCTGCATCCATTTCTTCGTCGACCGCAGGATCCAGATGCGTCTTCTGGACGAGCTCATCTGGGAGCACTTCAATCACACGGAGATCCCGGAGTATCACGAGCTCCGCCATATCGACGGGGATGACTGGAATTGCTCCCTGGACAACCTCGAGCTGGTGGACCTGAGGGAGGAGTTCGTCCCGATCGAGAGATGGCCCGTTTTCGGCGTCAGTAGGAACGCGGAGGTCATCAATTTCTCAACCAACCACAGGATCGCCACCCGATTCCGAGAGGATCGCGGTCATATGGTCGTCTCATTCCGGGCGGAGGGTCAGACTCGAACTATGCTGCTCAATACGGTCGTCTGGGAGGCGTTCAACGGCGAGATCCCGGGCGGCAACTATATCGGTTACAAGGATGAGGACAAGGAGAACTGCTCCCTGGACAACCTCGAGCTGAGGAAGAACGAGGAGAAGCCGATCAAGCCTCGTAGGAGCAGGTGGGACCCGGACGAGAACGGCTTCATGCCTATCGACTACTATATCCACATGAAGGACGGAGTGAAAGGAGCGGTCGAGAGTGGTATTCCGCAGCACTGCCGAGTTGTCCTGTGAGACATTCCGGGACTCGGTCGTCGACGATATCGAGGTGAGCGACCTTGGAAGAGTTCGGCGTATCTCGACGGGTCAGATCCTGGCCTCATATCGTCGGCCGAACGGATACGTTCAGATCACGATCTGGAACCGTGGGATTCGACGGACGAAGTACGTCCAGAAGATGGTCTGGGAGGCCTTCAACGGCCCTCTGGGGCCCTTGCAGAGGGTTGCGCATATGAATGGAGACCGGACGGACAATAGGCTCTCAAATCTCTTCCTGGAGTCTCACAGCGACTCTATGAAGAGGGCGTGGGACGCCAAGAGGCGCCAGTGGGAGCATATCTACCAAGGAGTTCTGTGGTGAGCGAGTACAGGAGCCCGCACAACGACGGGCACGACCCGTATATCCTGATCTGGGAGTACGGTACCGAGGTCCAGCAAGCGGAGTTCGTCGAGCGTTGGGCCGAGTACGAACCGGAGACGGGCTGGACCGTGTGGCATTTCCGTCTTGAGGACGGGAGGGTCATGAAGTTCCGGGCTCTCGAGTGGGAGCAACGGGATGACGTCAACCACCTGACAACCATTTATTTCGTGCCGAAGCAGAAGGAGAACGCATGACACCCGTGGAACCCACTAAGCTGACCGTTTATCGAGGGGACAACAAGGAATTCGAGGGAGAGGGCTTCTACGAGGTACAGGTATTCTCGACGGATGACGGGGCGATGGTGTTCGTCAATGACTACTTGATCAACGAGACCGTACTGGATAGGATTCTTGTCGAGTACGTCAGTGTATATCGGTCGTCCGTTCGCATCAAGATCAAGGAGTCCTGATGACAGAGATACAGGAGACAGAGCAAATCGAGTGTATCATGCCATATCTTCAAGATCTTGTCCGGCACGAGACTGAGCGTCAGGTTGAATGGGTCGAGTCGCCGTTTCATATTCGATTCGGAAGCGCGGATTGATTCGTGGGCCCGGTTGATCTGTGGCCTCACCAGGTCGAAGCTGTGAAGAACCTGGGAAATGGCTGTATATTGACTGGGAAGCCCGGCTCGGGGAAGTCAGTTGTCGCCCTCCAGTACTACGTCGAGAGAGTGCTGGGGGTGCGGCATCCGGCCGACCTGGGCCGCAGGCTCGCCGAAGGCCCCCGTCTGGTTATAATCACCACTGCTCGGAAGAGGGACGACCTCGACTGGCAGGGGGATGTGGCCATATACGGGCTCACGCACTACACAACGGTCGATTCCTGGAACAACATCAGCAACTACCGCAACATCCGTGACTCCTTCATCATATTCGATGAGCAGAGAGCTATCGGAAACGGCAAGTGGGCGAAAACATTCGTAAAGATGGCCAGGAACAACGAGTGGATCATGCTGTCCGGAACCCCTGGGGATAATTGGCTGGACTACTGCCCGGTATTCGTGGCCAATGGCTTCTTCAAGAACCGCACAGAGTTCGAGAGGGAGCACTGCCAGTTCAACTACAGGGCCGGCTATCCGCGTCTTGAGCGATATCTTGGGCAGGGGAAGCTGCTTCGGCTCCGAAACAAGATACTTGTGGACATGCCATTCGTCAAGAAGACGGTCAAGCGCCGTCAGGACGTCCCGGTTCCTTACGAGGAGGGCCCGTACAAGACCATATTGAAGTACAGGTTCGATCCTTACAAGGAGGAGCCGATCAAGAACGCAGGAGGCCTCTGTCATGTCTTGAGAAGGGTGACGAATGAGGATCCTGTGAGACTTGAGGCGGTGAGAGGGCTGTGCGAGACCCATCCTCGGGTGATCGTATTCTACAACTTCGACTACGAGCTCTTCATGCTCCGGTCTCTCGGGGATATTCTGGGCGTCCCTGTCGCCGAGTACAACGGGCACAAGCACGATCCCTTGCCGGAGGGTCCTCGCTGGGTGTATCTAGTGCAGTACACCGCAGGAGCCGAGGCATGGAACTGCACCACTTGTGACACCATGATATTCTTCTCCCAGAACTACTCGTGGAAGGTCATGGAGCAGTGCGAGGGGCGAATCGACAGGCTGAACACTCCTTATTCAGTCCTGAACTACTACTACCTGAAGAGCCGATCGCCCATCGATCAAGCCATTTCGAGGGCGATTCGGGTCAAGGAGATCTTCAATGAGAGGGGTTTTTACGACTCTCTGAGCTGATTGTTGTACCACCCGTTGTACCACTTGGTATGACGGGTGGTACAACGATTCTGTTATTTGTGTGACTGGTGGTAAAAGGGGGACACGCGTGATGTGCCAGTTTTGTTGCCAGTTTTGAAACAAAAAGTGGCACGCAGCTGAAATCTATTGTACTTGTGGGCCCCGATTGTGCCAGTTTTGGGGCGTTGTGCCAGTTTTGAAACGGGGGTGGCCCAGAAACTGGCACGCACTTTTCGTTGGAATTGCAACGTTTTACCCTTCTGTGTGCCAGTTTTCCAGTTTTGTTCCAGTTGCTGGGAAGTGAGTAAATTTTCTATATATATAGCGAGTATAAGAGAAAAAGTGGATTTTTGGCAGGGGGTCTTGTACTTGTGGATCTAGTCTACTTGTGGCAGTGGTAGGGGGTCCGACGAGGCTGCTGGCGACTGAACCCTCATATCTCAAGTCCACAGGGTCCGGGATTAGTGCATGTACAATAGACCGCGTCGCGAACATCGATCATAATGAAGGAGATGGGACCTCCATATTTTGGACCCTCTTTTTCGCCATAGCCTCCCACGGCTGATCACAACTACGCTACCTAGCAAGTTCACTCAATCACTACATTGTTGACGAGCACCGACCTTGCGCCATGATCAGCCGTGGGTATAATTCTTGACTCGAGGATAGACCCCATGCTCGAACGAGACTACCAGCGTGGCCTCATATCCAGGATCGAGGATCGCCTGCCCGGCTGCCTCATCCTCAAGAACGACCCGAACCACAATCAGGGTATACCCGACCTGATCATTATATTCGGATCCAAGTGGGCCGCGCTCGAGGTCAAGAGGAGCAAGGACGCTCCGCACCGCCCCAACCAGGACCATTTCGTCGACAAGCTCGGCCAGTGGTCCTTCGCTTCATTCATATACCCGGAGAACGAGAAAGGAACGCTTGATGCTCTGGAACACGCACTCGAGGCTGGAGGGCCTCCACGCATTTCTGAGCGCCAGCAAGCACAGCTGGGTGAACTACGACGACGCCAAGCTGGGCGAGGCATTTCGGACGGCGCAGGCGGCTGCGATGGGGACCAGGCTCCACGCCCTGGCCGCCGAGCATATTCGCCTGAAGCTGCGGATGCCGAGGAACAAGGCCACCTTCAACGCCTACGTGAACGACGCCATTGGCTACGGGCTTGACCCCGAGGTCGTGCTATATCACAGCGAGAACGCATTCGGGACCGCCGACGCCATCGGCTTCGACGAGAAGAAGCGCCTCCTGCGTATTCACGACCTCAAGACCGGTGTGACCCGCGTCAACATGGTCCAGCTCCATATCTACGCAGCCCTGTTCTGCCTGGAGTACGAGAAGCTGCCCGGCGAGATCGACTTCGAGACCCGCATCTACCAGAACGACGATATTCTGGTCGACAAGCCGCAGTCGGACGACATCGCCCATATCATGGACAAGATCACATGGTTCGACAAGCTCATCGAGGAGATCAAGTCTGAGGACGCCTGAGATGGTCATATTCGGATTCCGAGGAGGTGAGGCCCATGACTCGTGATGAGCTGATGCACTACGGCACCAAGCGCCATTCGGGTCGTTACTTATCCGTGGGGCTCAGGTAAGGATCCATATCAGTCCGCTCAGGGCTTCCTCGCCGAGAGGGACAAGCTCAAGGCCCAGGGCATGTCCGAGGTCGATATTGCCAAGGCCTGGGGCATGAGCACCACCGAGTACCGCGCTCTGAACAGTATCGCTCGTGCCGAGAAGAAGGCAGGCGATATTTCTCGAGCATCCAGGATGAAGGACGCCGGTCTGCCCAATACAGAGATCGGTCGACGCATGGGACTCAACGAGTCCAGCGTCCGTGAGCTTCTCAAGCCCAACGCGTCATTTCGCAAGGACGAGATCACCCGTGTCAAGGACATATTGGCCGATGAGGTGAAGCAGAAGAAGTTCATCGAGTACGGTCTGGGCGTTGAGCAGAACCTCCAGTGCTCGTCGACATCTTTGAAGACCGCCGTCGAGGCCCTCAAGGCCCAGGGATATACCACCCACGACGTCAAGGTCAAGCAGGCCAACAGCGATAACTACACCATTCTCAAGGTTCTGGCCCCACCCGGGACCAAAGCCGCGGATATTCATGCCCACAGGGAGAAGATCCGTACTCCGGGTGTCGTTATTGACGAGAAGGGCATATTGTCCACCGGTCTCAAGACTCCTAGACCCATATCCTCGAAGAGAGTCAGCGTCAAGTACGCCGAGGACGGCGGAACTGACATGGACGGCGTTATTCTGATGCGCCGCGGAGTCAAAGAGCTCAGCCTCGGCGGCTCCAACTACGCCCAGGTGCGCATTTCCGTCGACGGAACGCACTACCTCAAGGGCATGGCCATGTACTCGGATGATATTCCGAAGGGCAAGGACATCGTCTTCAACACCAACAAGAAGAAGGGCACACCCATGATGGGCGGTAAGGACCACACGGTCCTCAAGCCCATGAAGGACGACCCGGATAATCCGTTCGGTGCTGTTGTCAAGCAGAGGATGTTCAAGAACCCCAAGACCGGCAAAAAAGAACTGAGCGCTCTCAATATTGTGAATGAGGAGGGGAAGTGGGATTCCTGGTCCCAGTCCCTGGCCTCTCAGTTCTTATCCAAGCAGTCTCCCAAATTGGCCAAGCAGCAGCTCCAGCTCACCAGGGATGGTAAGCGCAAGGAGTTGCAGGAGATCATGTCGCTGACGAATCCTGTTATTCGCAAGCGCATGCTCATGTCCTTGGCCGATGACTGTGACTCAGCAGCGGTTCATCTGAAGGCGAAGGCTCTACCCGGCCAGGCTTCTCAGGTCATATTGCCGATGCCCCATCTCAAGAAGGGCGAGGTATATGCTCCTAACTACCCTGACGGTAGCGTTGTTAGTCTCGTGCGTTATCCTCATGGCGGGACTTTCGAGATCCCTACGCTCACTGTTAACAACCGAGGCAAGAAGTCGAGACATATTCTTGGCAATGCTCGGGATGCTATTGGGATCCATCCTTCTGTCGCTGAGCGTCTTAGCGGTGCTGATTTTGACGGCGACTCCGTCCTGGTAATTCCCAACAAGGGAAAGACCCGGATCAGATCTACCGCCCCGCTCAAGGGACTGAAGGGGTTTGACCCTAAGCGGACATATCCTGGCTACCCCGGGATGAAGAGGATGTCGGATACTCAGACCCAGATGGGTAAGGTATCCAATCTTATTACTGACATGACTCTCAAGGGTGCCAGTGCCGATGAATTGTCCCGGGCTGTTCGTCACTCCATGGTTGTTATTGATGCCGAGAAGCATAATCTCAACTACAAACAGTCCGAGGTAGACAACGGCATAGCCGCATTGAAGAGGAAGTACCAGGGCGGCGCCGATAAAGGTGCGGCCACTCTTATTTCCAGGTCCAAGGGTGTTCGGTATGTACCCCATCGCAAGCCACGCAGTGCAGCGAAGGGCGGTCCATACGATGCAGCCACTGGTCGCAGGGTCTACGAGGAGACCGGCGAGTCCTATATTAACAAGAAGGGCAAGCTGGTCAAGAAGCAGACCAAGACTACCAGGATGGCTGAGGCCACCGATGCTAGGAAGCTGTCCTCGGGTACATTGATGGAGGGTATTTACGCACAGCATGCCAATGAATTGAAGGCCATGGCCAACGATTGCCGTAAGCGTGCATTGGCTACCCCCTCCATCAAGAGAAACCCCCGTGCTGCCAAAGCATACGCCCCCGAGGTTTCATCCCTCCGGGCCAAATTGAACAGGGCCCTCAAGGAGAAGCCCCTCGAGCGGCAGGCACAGCTTGTGGCACAAGGAGTTGTGCAGAAGAAACTTGATTCAAATCCAAATCTGAGCAAGAAAGAGCGCGCCAAACTGGAGGCCATGGCCATCAAGACGGCCCGTGAGCGGCTCGGTTATAATCGAGCTGGAACACGGATCGTCCCCGCACCTCGTGAGTGGGAGGCCATCCAGAAGGGTGCTATTTCGAACTCGATGATGGAGCAGATCATGGCCAACTCCGATCTGGACACCATCAAGAGCCTTGCTCTGCCTAAGCAGAAGCTTGCTCTTGCGCCTCATCAGCGCTCTCGAATCGATTCGTTGCGCTCCAACGGCGCTACTACAGCAGAGATCGCTGACTCACTGGGCATCTCAGTGGCTAGAGTCAAGGAGTACTTGCATGGCTAGGAGAAAGCGCTCAGAACACCGCCCACAGCCCTCAATGGAGGTGTATAGGCCATGCTACGCCTAGCACTGACTACTGAGGACAATCCTTTCGATCCTTTCGATGAGTTCGACGAATGGTTTGCATTTGATGTGAGTCAAGGCTACCACACCTGTGCCTACCTAGCACGGGTCACCACCACCAGTACCGAGCTCTCCGAAGCGGATCAACTCGAAGCAACGAATGAAGCGATTCAAGAGATCATGAAGTACAACTTGACTGGAAACTATCAAGTTGTCGAACGCAAAGTTTCGTGATCTTTCGTCCATTTCGTCCATTCTGAACTTCGAAAGAGGGGGGAGAGGGTCCGCAAAAAGGCCCACCCCCCGTCTGCGGGCCGATGACGGGGGG